CAACCTTTGCAACTATTGACCTTGGGTCATATGTTGACGTTGGAGATCGTCAAGCTTTACAAGTTCATTCTGTCGACTTTATCTTCCAGGGCACAACTGGTGAACAACGCATTCCGATCGCTCTTGGTGGTAACGGAGCTGTAATTTGTCAATTAACTGATCTAAACCGTGGTGGTTTGGTATTTGCAAACGACAGAGCACTAGTTGCATCAGGCGTTCTTGACTACGACTCTGATGGATATTTGAACAATGCAACCGATCTATACCCTGACAACTTTGGCAAGGGTAGCGATGATGGACGATATGTTGTCAACGATCAACTCTACGTTACTGGACTTTCAACCGTTATTGACACAAACATGGCTGTCAACGTCACTGTTCGTGTAAACGCTTCTATTGTTTCCCTCAGTGCAAAAGACTTCATGGCAATTGCAATCCAATCAACAGCTGCAGATAACTGAGGTGGACTCAGTGTCTATCGATGAAGTTATCAGATTGCTCCAGGAGATAAAAGACCTGGGCGAGTCTGGTAAAGAAACAGTAAGCAAGGCAAAGTCTACTGTAAAGAAGGCTAAGAAAGTCGCTAAGAAAGTTAAGCGAGCACCATCCGCGTATAACAAGTACATGAAGAAGAAGCTTGCAGAACTCAAGAAGAAACATCCAAGATCTAACCATCAAGTATTGTTCAAAAGAGCTGCAAAGTCTTGGAAGCGTTCAGCAGAAAGAAAGAGGTCGTTAAAGTGAAAGAACTTATCAAAAACATAGGCTTTGTAGTTGCATCAAAACAAAGTGGTCCACCTGTCGATTGGGATTATTCCTTCAATGGGGATTGGACTCATGCACCCCCTGGTTTGTCAAATCAGATTTATGCATATTCATTAAACAATTATATTGATTTAGCAGGTTTATCTTTGGATGATAAAACAACTTTCGTAGAGGCTATTGCATTAAGTTATGATTACCTTCCAACAACAACTGATGGCGTTACAGGTGATTCAATGAGTGTTAGTGTACTAGTAACAGATATTCCATTACCGGTACCAAATTTTATTCAACCAGGGGGAATGTTTGGTCCTGCGCTTTCAAGCCAAAACTTTGCACTACATCAACTCGATAATTGGACCATTACAACTGATACTGCATCTTGGGGCCAATTCCCAGTATTAACTCATCGAATCAAAAACGTACAACCATTTGCGACGGCTAGTGATAGATTGTATGTTTCAGTTTATGTACAAGGAAATACAAAGGTTGTAGGTCTTGCTCCACTATCTACAATAACTAGTTTTACTTTCCCAAGTATGCAAGTTAAATTATTGGTAAATACAAAAGAAGAACCAGAATACCAATACCTAATGCGACTAAAGAGATCCTACGATCTTCAACAAAGTTTTGATGAGGATTAGATATGCTTGCTTCTGAACTTACCTGGTTAGAAGAAGTTCTTTTTACAGATAGTCAAGTACCACTTTCGATTCTGGCAAAGTTTCATCCCCTGGTAAGAATACCAATAATCTCATTTCAAGCGGCAGATATTGTAGCTACAGAATTAGCAATCAGAACTATTGAAGCAGGTGGCGTAGGAGCCATCGATTTGTTTACTCCAGAAATACGACGGTACGAAGAGACCGCACTCGTAGGAATGGGAGGCATGAGAATATGAGTACAGAAGAAGAAACTCCAATTGAAGAAAAGAAAACAACAACTACAAAGTTTGCTGAGTGGTTAATGGCACGTCAAGAAAAGAAAGACGCAAAAGAAACATCTCTGGAATCATTGATGAAGTTCAACGTCTTTCTTTCAATTGCTACATTGGTTACGGTTGCTGGAGCGACTGTTGCAGACTATGTTCTGATGGCTTGGCTTTGGATCTGAAGTTGTCCCCTGGTATCTGTCAAAAGATTTAGTTCGAGATAATCAAAGATGTTCTTTGCATCGTGTGGATTGTAATCATTGCTTAATGGTTTGAGATAATCTCCTTCGTAATAACGCCAAAGGTATCCTGTCGATGTCCATGCGACGATGATGCCACCATACGGATCGTCAACTAAAACCAAGTCGTACCTGGTTCCATCAGTTTGGAATTCCAAATGTTTTGCATCGAGCTTCATTCTTCTTCACCTACTTCGACATGAGTTGCTTCGAGCCATGCGACCCAGCACCAGTACAGTTTGGCCATAACCATGTCAACATGTTCTGCTGGCCATTCCTGAGTCTTACCAGGTACATCAGCCCAGTAATCATTCATAATCGCTTTCATCAAAGTTAGTGGTCCTGATCCTGCGACTTGCGTCGGATACGATTCCATCTTCTCTGCCCAGGCTATGTTGTGTTCGCCCAGGTATTGTTCACCAAGTTTACTCCACTGATCGTGCGACTTAATCATTTGAACCAGCATCCTGTCGTCGTCGCATTGCAATTAACCTGGTCAAAGCAGCTTGACCAAGCGTCTTGATTGCCTCATCAATCGCTTGGGATGCCTTGTATCCGCTTTCTTTCATCGATTTCAGAATCATCGCTGATTCGTCGCTCACTGTTATGGAGTATTGATTCGCCATGTTCAACCCTAAATAATAATGTTATTTAGTATTAGCGAAAAAAACTAGCAGGCTAGAATAATATAGTGGGTACTTTACCATAGGGGTGGTGGTCGGGGATTGAGGTGGCGTGAAGAATGGCTCGCTACGCTCGCGGAGATGGGACTGCAAGTATTGAAAGGCACGTTAATAAGCCCCCTTTACTTAGTAAAGTCGGAGTGGGGAACTAGTCTGTATATTCGCTAGCAGAGAAAACCCCACTCCACCCCGTGATTATTATGGCTACAAAAAAGACAAGCATGTTTACCCTAACCGAACGATTGACCATTAGTGCTGCAAACACTGCAACCTTTGCAACTATTGACCTTGGGTCATATGTTGACGTTGGAGATCGTCAAGCTTTACAAGTTCATTCTGTCGACTTTATCTTCCAGGGCACAACTGGTGAACAACGCATTCCGATCGCTCTTGG